TTTAATGCGTTTAAAGCCTTTTTTAAATTTGTAGACTCTCCAATAGCTTGCTAAAAACTAGCAGTCATTCCAGATGATAATTCATCTTCAGCTAATTGAATCTAATCCAATAAATCTTTAAAATTATTTGTAATAAAACTTGGATCAATATCTCCAAAAGAAATTGAAGACATTCTCTAACCAATACCGTTAAATATTTCTTCAACATTACGTAATTTATCAGTAAAAGATGTAATCTATGAATCTGATGTTAAACGTTGATTCATATTTTTCCCAAGATTATTAATTAACTATAATACCGAATTTAATTCTTTATTTAAATCTTTACTAATATTACTACCGGGTTTAAGCTATTTTAAGGCATCTTGTATCTGTTTAACCTATGCCTACCAGCCTTCTATTTTAGCTTCGATAGATACTACAATTCCCTATGTTCCACTTGGCATATGCTTTCAACTCCTTTTTCACCAAATAAAAAAAGAGCCACTTTCTTATCAGAAAGTGGCTTATATATTACCGTCTATGTCTGTCCCTAAACGAGTAATTTCAACTATTGTACTTTGCCTACCAACATGCTCTGGCAAGCCAACTATATTAAATGTGGACACCGCTGGATCAGCCCTTTCTCCCAATCGTAAGCTAATATCACTTACAATCCTAACCTTTGGCATATACAATAAATTTGTATAATTCATTCCTTCGTTTTCGTCTTTAGCATAAAATTTGCCTTCTAACGAAAATAGTCCATTGAAGCGCTCTGTATTAATTGTATAAATTAACGCTTCATTTCCATACTCATAGTAATAATCTACTACATACTGTTTTCCATTGTCTTCTCTTAAAGGTTGCCCATTCTCATCATGTAAAGCAATAAAATTTAATGTTTTGCTATTATCAAACGGGTCTGGCGGATATATTAATTCACCATAAACCTTTCTCTATTCGCGCCCACGAGTATATTCAAAAATAAATACCTTTTTATTAGGATATAAGATTGGCTTTTCCTTTATCTAAAATCCGTACCAATCCTAACCATTATATGTTTTTTTCTATAATTCAAATGGCCCCTCTTTAATAGGAACCAAAAGTGGTTTATCTTTTTCAGAAGAAGTAACACATGCGTCTAAAAGTAAACCGAAACTTAAATGCGACATTGTGCCTTCAACCATTTGAAACGCGACTTCAGATTTTTCTTCCCAAGTCACTCGCGGCATATTTAACCAGCCGCCTCGTGCCATAACAAGTTTACTTCTTTCTTGTAAAGACGCAATTTTAATATTCTCAAAATATAACACAGGTTCGTCGGCTTCTACTCTGCGCGAACCAAACTACATAGGAGCTGTGGCGCGTAAAACCACCTAATATAACTCCTTAATACCAAAATTTTGCTCAATCAAGTGGTTTCACCACCTTTTCAAATAAAACAAACTAGGGGTAGTTTCCTACCCCTAGTTTAGTTTATATTAATTAGCCAGCAGAGCCAGCACTTAAGGAACCAATATCATTACCTTCGCCGCTACCGGTAGTAGAAGCAATATTGTAACGAACTAGTTTCATCATTTCGTTTTCGCCCTGGTCATTGGTAGAACGTAATACGTTTAGAGTCATCTCGAAGGTAGAAGGATCGCCTTCAGCCTATAGAGTAATGGTAACGTTGCTTTGTACCTTAGCCTTATTGATAACGAACTGGAATGGTTCATCCTTACCAGTCTTCTCAGAACGCATGAAGGTATCGCCAACAACACGATAAGTGCCTGGGAAAGTATCTGGAGAAATGGTTACTTCATAAGCAGTTTCCGAACCTGTATTATCATATAGGACTTCTTCCCAGAAAATACGGATGTGGTCGCCAACTTTTGGAGCTTTGTTAGAAACACCAGCTTTTTCATTACTGAAAGTAACATTCGCGCCATACTGATTAAAGGAGCCACTAGTCATCTGAGTACGAGTACCAGCGCTCTCGCTGTCAGCACCGCCGCCTAAGTTAATCATACGAATTGGATATGTTTCACTTGCGGCAGGTAGGAGAGTTTCCTTAGTTAAATGATCAACTGGAGCAGGAACTTTTCCTTCAGTTACTACTACGACTTCTTCAGTGTGACGAACAATAACTGGTTTTTCGGATTCTGGCTTTTTAATAGCACCGCCGAGCATGAAACGAAGGGATTCTAGAGACATTAAAGCATCCTCTAGAGTAATGTTGATTTCCTTACCATAGTCCCACTGTACGAGTTTTGGGTTGCCCCAGCCGCCTTGTGCAGCGGTATTCTCGGCAGTAGTTTCAATGGTGGAAACCTTTAGGGTATCTAGGAAGAGCACGATATCTCCCTTGTAGACGCCAGCAGCAGCGTCATTTTCAAGAGCTTCAAAATATACGTTAGCAACTTCCTTAATGCCATACTTGTCAAAGATATTAACATTATTAGCCATAAAAGTTACCTCCTATAAAATCATGATTTGTCAGAGCTAGCAATGGAACGCATCCAATGCTTTAACTATGATTTTTTTAGTTTTGCGCCCGCGAGGGCGGCTTTCTAATTTATATTAAACTAGTCACGCCAGCCCATCCGCTTTAGCTAATCGTGAAAAGCATAATATGTAATATCCCAAATATTTGTCATATTTAGGCCACAATCATTGATAGCCATGCTACCAATTAAGTCTGAAAGCTTCATATCTGATTTTTCCTATGATGCTTGCCGTGCTTTCGCTCTACGAACTTTTTCGCGATTCGCACGCATTTGCTACTTCAAACGCTTTGTTGCTGGGTCATCATCCTCATAAATAATAATTTCCTCTCCTTCCTATTCAAGAAAGTACATGCGCTTGAGTATACGCTAAAAATCATAAAACTTGGCTTCAGTTAATAAGTGTTTTTCTTCTAGTGGACCTATTATAATTTGTGCGGGTTCTAAAGAAATTGTTGCTTCAGAATGAGTAAAGAATCGAAATGCTTTTTTAAGCGTAAGATTTACTTCCATATCAATTGTTGCCATCAAAAGTAGATACTAAAAATCTGTTACATCTTCTAATAGCTTTGCCATTTCATTATCTCCATTCTTCACTATAGGCTTTTCTGAAGTAAGGAGTCCTAAATACTTTGAAAAATTATCATATCCTTCATCAACAATCTATCCAAGCGTTGCTGGATATACCGCACAAATATCGTCCAATAGAATAGGAGACCCCTTCTAAAATTTTAAAGTATCCGAATCAGTTAAATTCATGAACTTTATAATACATTGAATAGCCGCCAATCCAAGGAGTAAGGGTTAATGGAGTAGCGCTATAAAAATGTACCTTACCGATGCCAGCCATTTTACTCTCATTAAACATAGTATCAATTTCCTACATGATAGCATATGGGCGCAAGGTACGCCCATCTAACAGCCACTCTTCATATGGACATGCTATATCAAAACGAATTGTAGCAATTTTAAATTCTTGATTTCCCATTGTTACAACAAAGTTATCAAATATAGCAGTTATATATGACATCTTTTCTGTGCTATCATCATAAATTTTAGGAACAATTAATATTTGTTTATTGATAAGGTCGGCACCGTCAACATCTGAATATTTTTCTTTATTTAAAGGGTCTCTCACTTGATATTTCAATAGGCGACAAATATTCTAATTTGACATCAATCTATTAGCAATAGTAAAGGTGTTGTCGCCCATGACAGCAAAATGTCTTTGTGTAGGTTCTAGCACAGCCATTATTGCTCACCTCACCATAAAGGAATAATCTTAATGGTTTTAATATAATTTTGCCCATTATATGTTGCCGTTAAGATTATATCATCTAGTTTATTTTTATTATTAGCATGAACAATAATTTCTGGCACACTAGTATTCCTGTAAGGAGTTCCATCAGTATTTAATAATTCTCCTAAATCAGAAGATAAACTATATTCTGCTTCTAGCGTAACATTACCATTTTTAAGCTGATATAATGCTTTTCTATCTAAGCGTAATTCATTCGCACCATCAATAAATGCGGCAAATACAGCTTCATTAGCTTTAACTAGGACTTCAAAACGTTTTTGAACTGCTTTTCTATTCTTAAGCTACATAATAACTGTTTCAATCCCTTCGCTAACCGCACTAATAACACCATCAATAGATTTGCTTAACACAGAACTATTTTCTGGAATAATAAGCTCAATTTCCCATTCATTAAATGTATCTTCTCCAAAATCTGGGTCTAATATATCACCAATAGTATATATTGGCGCAAGAACAGGGAATTTTAACTTATCAGTATCAGCAATATCAACATCTATATCATCATACTAATAATTCACTTTACTCTCTGTTAGAGATAAATAAATGATACCTGGAACACTTGTCCAATCTAATTCAATAAGTGACCAGCCTTCATCTTCTATAATAAAGTTAGTACCACGTTCAATATTCACACGCGGCATAACAATTTCTGCATACTTATTCGGCTATAGAGTAATAAGGTTATGCCAAGTACGGAAATTACCTTTTACTTTATCATCTTGCGAACTAACGACATAAGACCAGGATTTTTGTATCCGTCCGCTCTTATCAATCCATTTAACCAAATAATTACATCTTATAATCCAGAAGGTGCGGTAGGTCCCATTAACCTTACGCTCCTCCTATAATAATATCCATTTTTCTGTAGAACCATTATCTGCACGCCAATTTAAAATATCCCCGACTTTAACGGGGATATCTAAAGCGACGTGTAAATACATTGTTTTTAATTGTTTTTCATCTTTTTTCTCTTCAATGATTCCACTAAAGTATAAACCACGTTCTACAGATAAATCATTTATAGTAAAGGGAGATTGCGCCATCCATTTCTCAAATGAACGAATCCCACCATTTTTGATTACCTCTGCCGTAGTTTCTCCTAAATGATTAATGCGCGAATAATATACATCACGATAATTCATTTATGGTTGGCTCCTCAAGACCGCCGACCAAATTAATACATTCAAATATAGTCTTTCTAAAATACTTATAAGACATATACTTTAAAGTATTTAACTTACCAATCAGCGCCCACCAATTAATACTATTTCCTCTTAAACCATATAGTTCAAGAATAATAGCTTCTAGAAATTTTTCCCATTCTCCATTCTTCTCATATTCACACAGAACACCATAAATGCGGCCTTTGAGTTTGTCCCTGTAACCTTCAAAGGTGACATCAGACATGTTTTTTACCAGCCAACTTTTTAAATATATCCGCAGGTGCGTTTTCGCGCGAGCGGTCATATTTACCTTCCGCCTTATGTATTTCATGTTCTACTGTAGATTGGAGTTTGAGAAGTTTATCTAAATGGTTTGCCTAGGAGAAATCTTTTGAGGCATATAATTGTCGAATGTTTTCCCAACTCGCAATACAACGCTTAACCCATTCATATTTCATATATAATGCTAGCATTTGTATTTCACGGTCAGTAATATCATTCACAAACTAGAAAGTCTGTAACTATGAGGAATCTTCCTCTGGGTCAACTTCCTCTATATCTAAAGCGACACGAGGATATTTAAACTGAGCAATGGCCATCTTGAGAAGTTCTTGCCAATCGCGTTCAACTATAGCTAACTCTTCTTCTAATGTCCATTCATCAGCAGTTATTCGCGCGAGAAACGCGTCATAAACCTTCAAGAAGGGTGTTGCCATTTTTCATCACTTCTCTTCTGCCTGATGCTTCATATTAATAGCATTGATAATATCCACATCGCAGTATTTCTTAATTAACGTTACGAACCCTGGTGCTGTAATACCCTTATGAACTGCGATTTGAACCACGCTTTCCTTTTCTGCAGTAGTAGCGGTAGGAATAAATTTCGCAAAACCAGTCATATCATTTGTATCAAACATTCTTGCGATATCGGTGCTTTCATACACATTTTCAATAGGAGTCACTTGTCTATCTTCTTCAATACCAGACACTTTTAGAAAATGACCTTCTAATAGACTCATACAACCCGGGTCAAAAGTAAACTCACGATATTCTTCCTCTGTAAGAGGAATAGTACGCCCCGGCATTAAATCGCGCTTAAAGCCAATTGAGGGAATACTTAAATAAATCTTAGCAGTGCTAACATTCTTAATAGTAATATTATTCATAAAATAAAATCCTCCTTTTATCTCCAAAAAAAGAAATGGGGCGGGTGAGTTTATCACCCACCCCATTTATATATTAAATTAATTAGGAATTGTAAGTACCATTAGAGAACTGTGGGACTAGAGCCTGGTTGTAAGCTTTCCAGCCAGAACCATCGTCTAGAGCCGCATTGTAATAAATTCCCCAATAATTAGGAGCAGTAAACATACCTACGCCAACCTTTACGTATGCTTGAATACCAAAGGAATTATCGCCTTCATGGTCATTCCATTCGCGAACCTGTGGCTGACCTTCGAAGCCTAATTTAATTAGCTTTTCACGTCCGGCGGGTAGAACATAAGCGAAGGAAGGATTCATAACTAGCTTGCTGTTGGTTTCATCAGTCCAAGACTGCGGCATAACAACGATTGGGGTTCCGAAGAACTTGCCAATGTAACCACGGTCACGGATTTCCTGTACATCAACATCAGAAAGCTTAATCTTGGTATCATAAGTAATAACGTTCATCATTTCAGCTGCGAACTCAGGAGTGCAGTAGATGATTGGGCTGCCATAAGGAGTGATGGTGGTGCAGAGCTTACGCATAGCGGTAATATCGAAAGCATTAGCAGCAATCTTGTTGTTGGCTGGACGACCAGCGGCATTCCAAGAAGCTAGTAAGCATTCCTGTACCATTTCAAATAAGCGGTCTACAATACCTTCCTGTAGAATCTGATATAATTCAGCCATATCCTCTAGACCATCTAGATAACGTTCGAAGTCAACAGTGGTGGCTCCGCCGATAGCCTGTGGATATACGTCGAATCTGTCATGGTCGAGTCTGAAGGTCTCATAGTTACCGGATTCGGTAGCACGAGTTACAAACTGACGACCACGCATATGTCCGCGGTTTACACGGAACTCTAGACGGTCGCCTTGACCTACATAAATGGTCTCGGTGAACATATCTAAAGCGCCCTTAATGGACTGTGGTAGAACTTCCTCTAGATTTTCAGAGAGTAGTTCAAAAATGTCGTACTTATTCTTCTCGAATACGTTACGATTGAAGTGCTGACCATCTTTAGTCATTAGCTTTGCTAATTCATCACGGAGAGCGGCTTCATAATCATAGTTCTCTGCGGCAAATTCAGCAGGAACTTTGCGGCCAAATACGCCGTTCATTAAAATCTGTAGATTATTCATAGTGCGCACCTCCTTATTAGATTCTCATAATCTGATACTTAACGCCTTTTCCGCCGTTAGGTACAGTATAGAATTTTACGATTTTGCCATAGATGCCAGATTCTGGAATTGCGCTTACAATAGCAGGAACAGCGTTAGCTGCGCCAGTACCAGTGGTATCAATAGCGACATATAGTGGAGTGGTGTCGATAGCTTCTAGGGCATCCCAGAGATCCTGTTCAGTAGGATAAGTGCTACCATTGTACTGTAAGCAGTTAGTGGTTACAGTGTCGCCTACGCCTAGTAAACCAACGCGAGGATAATCGCCCTTAAACTTGCGACCAAAGCGTTGTAGACCATAGTGCATGATGTCATATTCTTTTTCTGCGGTATAAACAATACCAATTGGGGCATTAGCGCCGGCAGAAGCGGGAGCCTTAATATCGCCGCTCTTATCGGCAACAACCCACATTCCGTTCTCACAAGGAGCTTCAACGAAGTCATCTCCTAGTGGGGACTGAGAAACTACCATACCAGTCTTTGGGAAAGCTACTTGATTTAGTTCGAGGCTGGCATATAGCTTTTCATCGGGGTTACGATAAGCACCAACAATGTCATTGACATTGGTGATAGGGAATCTTTTCATAGCCATAATTTATTCCTCCTTAATTTCTGCGATATTTTTCCATAAATAACGCGAATTCATTTACAGCAGGTTCTGGTAGTGGTACTTTATCGGTATTGTCACTGCCAGCCAGATGTTTGTTAGAATAGCAAATTGCTAATTTGCTTTCTAATTGCTCATAAGAAAAGTCATTTAAATGTTCACGAATATCATTAATTTCTTCTTCGTCAACATCATTTTGATAACGTTCAACTAAATTATTTTTGCGAGCATTCTCTAATGCTTCGCGTTCTGCCGCATAAGTAGCAATAGTAGCATTTAGCTGTTCGTTTTCTGCGCGAAGAGTATCAATTTCTGCGTTAGCAGCTTCTAACTCGGCAATACGTGCCTGCGCATTTTCAAAATTAGCAGTTACTTCCGCTAGGGAAGCCTGTAATTCAGCAATTTGTGCTGCGAAATCAACAGCGGGTTCTTCCTCTGCTGGTTCTTCAGCGGGTTCTTCGGCTGGCTCTTCAACCGGCTCTTCAGCTGGTTCTTCTTCAGCCGCAGGCTCCTGTTCAGCAGGAACTTCTTCAACAGGTTCTTCCGCAGGTTCAGCCGCAGGCTCAACTGCAGGTTCTACTGCTGGTTCCTGTTCTTCTGGAGCGGGAGTTTCTTCAAATTCAACTGGGGTTTTTACTTCTTCCATTTGATGTTCCCCTCCTTCTGGAATGTTCTTAGCCTCTTCTACTCGCGCCTTCACATCAGCCAAAAGAGAAGAGAACTTCGCATATTGTGTAGTATATTCATCTTGTCTTTTCTCAAAGAAACTAGATACGGAGAAGCAAGGCTCATGAGAACCAATTATACATAATCCCATGATTCTTGCGGTAGTATATACAAAGTATTCTATACCTTCTATATCTGCCCAATCTCCCTCGATAGAGTTAATATCTAATTCCATTGATTGATTTTGACCAACTACAAAATTAGCTTCGTCAAAATACTGATTAAACAATACAACAGAGAATACCGCATATTCACGAGTTTCTCCATCTGTATCTTGGAAAGGCTGCCATCCAATAAAATCTTCGACGTATCCATAAGCACTAGCAAGTGTTGGTCCAGTATGACTCGCCCAATCCTTTGTTTCTGGGTCATAGAACCCAACAACTGGAGTATTGCCTTTAATAGCACTTTCAATTAACTGATTTGCGACTTGTTCAGTAATATAAGAGCCATTGCGATTGCCATATTTGGTAAATACGCCAACATTTAAGCGCCCAAGGTTAGAATTAGGAGACACCTATTCCATAGGAGAAGCGATGATTACACTATCAAAATAAATTGGTACTTGTTTCTTCATAATCATTCTCCTTAGCCCTAAGATGCTATATTGGCCTATGTTTTTTCGGATTTTTCTTCGTCTGGAAGTTCTGGACGACCTCCTGTATTGTTTAAGTCTTTAGTCTTCGTGCTAGTACTTCCTTTTTTCTCCGAAGAAGAACTTTTTTCTTCACCGGTTGAAGTGTAAGAAGACATAAGAGGTATCATCTTTTGGTCCATCTCTAAGAAGTCATTTTCAAAAGTCATCAAGCTAATCTAATCCATTTGCTTAATGCCGCTAGCTACACCTGCGTACATCTTAGAGTAACCATATTGCGCGCCTTGGAAATACTGACTCTAGACTTCTTTTCTGTTAAACACAGTAATTGGAAGGATTTCAAAGTCAAAAGTCAATCCTGTGCGACTGAAACGCGAATTTAAATGAAACTTAATCCAAGTATTATACATATTTAAATATGTTTTCATTAATGATTCGTCTTTCTTTATCATATAGGCAAGAGAAGAGCTATTATCCGCATTGAATAATAGATTGCTTCTGCCCATAGCATCCCACGCGTTCTTACTATATTTCTCTATACGGTCTGCCGATTGAGACGCTGCGGTGGAATCCTATATATTCTCTAAGCTGGTCTCACCAAATGTCGTTAAAACATCGACCGTATCTAAGTCTTGAAGCATTCTTGCGACACCCGCGTGAATATCGGCTACTTCATCTAATTCAAATACTAATTCTCCATCGTTGTCAATAGGCATACGCTGAATTAGGAGTTTATATAACTCATTTTCATCGCGCTTCTCTTCTCGACCAATAGCATCTTTCAATTTGTATAATTCAGGAATACTTGCTATTAATAGCGGAGTCTAATCTTCTGCGAAGCAAAAGGCGACACCACCCGCCGAGGCAGGAATCTCAATCCAAGGATTTTCAAGCTTCTACGCCTTCCATTGACGCCAGGCTTCCTAAATTATTTCTGGAAAGTTTGCTACAACTATCTCTCTTTCAACTTCATCTGAATATCTTTGAACGAAATATTGTAAGTTAAATTCAAGAATATTTAGGTTATTAAAATCTTTATAGCGTGTGCGAGAATATTCAATTGGTAAGTCTGTAACTACTACCTTACCGTTTTTCTCTTGTAGTATGCCGCAATAGATACCACTTTTGAGCCATTCACGAGTAATACGAGTGAATGTATTTCTTATGTCTAAGGATTCAATAAAATTACAAGCATTATAGAATGCTTTAATAATTTGTGTTTTGGAACCTTTACCAGAAGTCTCAAATACTGGAGTTACCATTGTCTCATACAGAGGTAGACTTGCTAAATAGTCGATATTCGCGCGATAGCGGCTATTGATTCTATAGTAATAACGAGATAACTCTCTTATTGCTCTTAAATCACCGCCACGAATAATGTCGTAAATTTCTTGTAATGTGAAATCACGACTACTTACGCCATTGGAACGATTGCCACCCCAACGTGAACTCTGAGGGCGAGAGTCTAGTGGAACGCGATTGATTTTGAATTGTCTTTTCTCAAACATTGAAGCAAAGTTTCTCACTTGCTCTTTTTCCATCAAAATCACCCTCTTTTTGGACTAAAGAAGACATACTAACTACCATTCTTTTTGCGCTTCTTATATATATCTTTATCTTCATAATACTTAACCCTATAAAGAAGGTATTCAAGCGCGGAGAAACGGTCTTTCTCTATTGATTTAGAAATGCGTTCGACTTTGAACTGATTCTATACACCTGTAGGCTTTAGCCGCAAGTTATTCAATTCATCCATCATACGGGAAGTCATTTCATAAGGGAGTAGAAATACTCGCCTATCATAGAGAGTCATCTTCTAGCCTTTTTTAGTCTTTAATAGTTTTTCCTTGACGACGCGTTCATGCGCCAAGAAGGATACCGAACCGTTATTTACTTGAGTAAAGAAATTAGAGTGAATCGCATCATCATTAGATGAACCCGCTTTAATATCATAAATAATGGCTCCATATTCTGGTCTTGGTTCTTCGGTAGGATTCTTCATACCAGGTGGCAAATGGTAATCATTGTTAAAAACAAAGTATGCTGGGAAATTTTCTCCTGTTTTTGGGTCTGTGGAAGGTAAGACCATTGCGTCTAACAGCCCAATACCAGGTCCATTACCATCCATTACAACCTCGCGCGGATGGAAAAGCTCAATGAGCTTTTTAATTCGAGGTGCTTGTTCGGTAATGAAATTTTCTCCATGGATAACTTCAACATAAACAATTTTCTTTTTATAACCATTTGCACTGGGCACTATTTTACCAATAACAATTGCTGTATTGGCGCCATACCTAGCGACGTCAACTCCTATCTGATAATATGTATTTGGATTAGTTGGATTTTCTTGTGCTTTTCGCTCACATTTTAATAAATTTCTATGTTTATTTAATTTCTTTGAATCAAGCCATGCGTCAGAACTATTACCACTCCATATCGATAATGATTCGCGCGCAAAACTCTCTTCGCTGACTGTGGTCGAATATCTCTAATCCAATAAGGTCTATTTACTTAATAAGCCATAATGTAGTGGTACTTCATAGGATAGACCCCATGAGAAGTACTCCGTCGGACGCAATACCGCATTTATTGTAATTTCAATTAATTTCTAATACATGAATACGGTACGTTCTGCCGCAGTAGTAATGAATATCTGTGCCGCCGCAGGTTCTTCAGGATTAACTGTGCCATCCACTTCGACACGTGGGATATTCATTTGCGGCCAAATTACTTCATTAAAGGGAATCTCTTCTATTAGAGCACACTCTTCTAGAACAGCACCTGTCGCACGAAGACCTCTTGAAGTATCTTTCGATATAACACTAATCATGCTTCCATTCTTCAAGTAAATCTCATAATAGTTGGAACTAGATTTTATACCAGTTTTACCATCGTCTGCTCTAGTTTTAAGCTCATTCCGCAATAAAGGCCAATGTCTAAATATTTCCTCGAACTTCGCTTCAGCAATCTTAATAACCGTTCCTTTTGTATCAGA